AGTTTGAATACATGGAGAGGGCGTTTTCCTCTGAATTGCGGCCGAGGGCGCGGCTAGTGCTTCAGGTCCTTGTTCTGCATTGTAACAAGGAGGGCGAGTGTTTTCCGTCCATCAAGACCATAGCCGCCAAGTGCGGCTATGGCATCTCTACGGTCAAGCGGGCGCTGGACGAACTGGTGGAAGCTGGCTATATCATCAAGCAGGCCCGGTTTGACGAGCGCAAAAACGGCGGCCAGACCAGCAACCTCTATACCCTTTGCTCCGATGCGCCGCAGCCGCCCGTACCGGAGCAGCCCGCCGAATCGACCCTACCTGCGTCTGGCGAAGAAGCAGAGAAAACCGAAAATGTCCATTCTTCTGCGCCTGACTCCACGCCTGGGGAGCAGTCCGCCCTTTTCCTTTTTCCGGCTTACTCCTTTGCCAATGGTTTTAAAGAAAGACCGGACGGCAAAAATGCCGCCCGGATGCTGCATGGACTGGGGGGCAGTCCATTTTTGTACCCCCTTGAACCGTACAGGTGAACAGATACTTACAGATGAAGAAATAAATCTAATAGCAAGAAAATACTTCTAGTATAAGCATACACTTTTAGTGTTTATACATTGCTGGATGATAGGAAATTAACATTTTCTATAGTATTAGGTGTTTAAAAGTAGCAGTCGTTTAGGCCAGCTACTATCTCGGATTAAATTTCGCTATAAGATATTTCATCAGGAAGTCTTGTGATTTTTCTGTTTTTTAGTTGTGCTCCAAGCTATCTAATCGATGCTGAGCTGATTTAACTTCTGTTTCAACAAGTACCATGCGCTCGACTAAATTATTGTGCTTTTCGACCTTTTTTTCTAATTGCTGGATTCGATAATTTATTAGCTTGTTTGAAGCTAATACACCTAAGAAAGAACCACCAAGTGTCCCCACTAAAGAGAGAAGCGCAACAACTATTTCCGGTTCCATATGGTTATCTCCTTGTAAGTTGTTTATATGTCTGATTGATACCAGTAGCGGATAAGCCAGAAACAATACCGACAGCCACTGCGGTAAGCATATCCGAAGCAGGAAAAGATGGAATAATCTTCATTGCTATTGGTCCCATCACACCGCCTAAAATACCACAGATTGGGGGTATCCATTTTTTGTTTAGTTTGGTGGCTTTTATTATTTCAGCTACCAGGAAGCAGATAGCAGTAATCGAAGCTACCCCAGTAATTCCAAATGAAGAAATGTCCATATTGTCTCCTTTGCACTTCGCTTAGTTTAATTCACATTATTCTCACAAATGTTGATAAATGAAAAGTGCCAGGAACAAGGTAACTCGTCCTGGCACTTTTATTGTTTGGCACCTTATTTCAGAGGCGTAACGGTGTCACTTTTTTGTTGAGCGCTTAGATATCGCCCACCGCAGACAGGATGTTATACCACTTTTCCGCACAACGCTTCCGCTCCGACACCATACCGGTGGTGATCTCCGGCCGCTCGTAGCACCGCAGGAAATACTCCGCCAGAGTAGCGACGGACTTGGTGCTCTTAGTGTACTCAGAGAAGGTCATCGCAGGGCTGTGAGAATTGGAGGTCCACTGCTTATAGGTACCATCCACCTCAGCCTGAATGCGTCTCAGCTGAACATCGATGTCGGTCTTGCTTTCGCCAGGCTTCAGCTCATCGATGAATTTGGTGGCAGGAGTCCACTGCACCAGACCGAAGCCCTTACTGTCCTCCTCCGGCACCTCCCACTTGCCAGGAGTAATGCCGCTTTCGGCCTCCATGTTACCCAGCGTAGCACAGATGGCATTGACGCTCCAACGCTTGGTGGAGGAAAGAGAGCGCAGATAGTCGAAGATGTACCGCGCGTTTACCAGGCGCTCATTCTGCTTATACGACTGATTGCCGGAATAGACAGAAGACTTACCCGGAACAGTGGTGGAAACCTTAGTAGTGTTGTCCTGGGTCACCCACCCCGTCGCTTCGGTGGCCATGAGGTACTGATCATTGGCGCCCTGATAGTAATAGGTGACCTTGATCCAGGTGTAGGTGGTTCCGTTCAGAGCCTTTTTGACAGGCGCATTCGCGGTGTCATAGATCATCAGGGTACCCTGAGGCAGAGAACGGACTTTGTTGCCAGCGGCGGCATCTCGCACATTCACACCGCTACTGGTACTGACGTATCGCACAGTCTTTGCCATGAAAAAAGTCTCCTTTAATTTGTTTTTAGATTTGCAAATCTAAATATTAAAAAGCTTTTTCCGGCAAAAAAGTAAACTCAGCATAAAAATATTTTCACGCCTTTATGGAAGAGCAGCCTGCTTCTAAACCGGCAGCGGCCCTGTGCTATTTTGCAAGGTTGTTCCAGCTGGAGCACGACTTTGTCGTGTTGACAGCAGAAGAACGATTTACTAGGCGTCTGGAGCAGGAAAAGAGGCTCTGTTGGCATGGGCAAATGCACTGAAGACTCAGACCGCACCGAAGTCCGCCTTGGGCAAGACTCTGCACTATCTTCTGGAACAGTGACCCTATCTGGAGGACGACAGGCTGGAATTCTCAAACAACCGCGCCGAGCGCAGTATTAAGCCCTTTGTGATGGGCCGGAAGGACTTCCTGTTCTGCGATACACCTGGCGGACCCCGGAGCAGCGCAGTCCTTTATAGTTTGATTGAAACTGCCAAGGAAACCGGCCTGGGGCCTTACAGGTACACCCAGGACTTCATTCGATTCCACGCTGGAGGGCTAAGTGGATCATCAAGGATAATGATTGGGAGAAAGTCTATGATTGAATAGCAACAGAGGCGGCACACTCGGTGTGCCGCCTCTGTATATTTTGAAGAGTTTTATTTGTTGCTGTAAATAGCTTCTACTGCTTGCATACGATAAGTCTCGCCATTTTTCATATCTATGTGCAGTTGCTATAAATTGTTACTATTACATTTATAGTCTGACTTCTGGGCGATTTAGTTCAGATGAGCATTAAAAGTGTCAATCGTAAAAATGGTCCTCAAAGTAGAGAGAAATTAAATCATAAGTACGCATTTTTGTCATGTCAGTGACTAAAAAGATTGGAGTGTTTAAGGCCATCTGTTCACGCATATCAAGCCATTGCTGCTGTTCAGCCTCAAGTACATCCTTAGCTGATCCAGTGAGCTTGTCTTGACATAGAGTGTAGATTGTTGCCATTGCTTGATCCCATCCATCATAGGAATTTTGAAAAATGGCATTATACTCATCTTCAGTATTGTCTCCATGGGCTGAATAGTCGTTATACAACAAATCAGATAAGGAATCTAGGTAATCCTGCATTGGAGTAGAATGGTACTCATATGATATCGCCGCTTCCCGTGCCTCAAAATAATGCGGCAGCCATTCTTTTACCGCGCTTTCTGTATATTCATACCAATCTACATCAGGTAATTTTTCATATTCGTCCCACAGCTGATTAAATGTAACTTCGTCTATTTCCGTACCATTTAAGTAGTAACTTACCGTTTCCTGTTCAACTGAAGAAAACTTTACATCGGTATCAAACAATTCACCTAGAAAACGCATCTTCCCAACGGAAGTGTTACTGGCGCCACTAGACGTCGAATAAGAGCCATCTTTTTTGAGGCCCGTAAGCCCTCTATAATTAACATCGTAACCATAAATATCGCCATCTTTATAGCGTAAGACTATAAATCCCATGTAGTCACCCCGCTGATAAACAACTTCAGGCAACTCATCTCCATCCATATCTACAACAGCAAACTTTGGAAGGGACATCGTACTTTGATCTTCCCCTGCAATCTCAGAGAGGTATACATCGCTTTGATAGATGGGATTGCTGTTAGAATTAGTGTAAAAAAACTGCCTTTGATTAAGTAGTACATTTTCAAAGGCTTCGTTTGGCAAAAGCGATGTTTCTAAATCATCAGTTGGTATAGTGTTCGCATCGTCACTTCCGGTAGAAAATTTACTAGTAGCTGGCTCAATCGTTTCTGTGGAGCATGCGGCCATTGTTAGTGTAAGTATGAGCAATACTACACCCATACAAGCTCTTTTTAGCATTTGTTTCATCTGCTACCTTCCTTTATTCTTTCGATTATTCCAGCGCTTACATAGTAGAGTTTTTTGCCTTGCCCTTTTGACCTCCTTTGATATCTACAAATTTTCTTCCGCTTTAGTGTTTGCCGACTTATTGAAAATTATGGATATTTGTATAACAGTCTACTGTAACTGCACCTTCTCTCAAAATTCCCTTCTAACAATAAAATGTCATAAGGGATAAAAAACGTCACACTTTTGTTTTAAATATCAGATCAAATTAGTCTCAACAGTGACAGATATAGAAATATATTACATATACCAACACTAGTTTACAATTTCACTCTGAAAACGCTTTTTATATTGTACCGTAGCTCATATATCCCTCTCAAAATTCCCTTCAAATTATTGGGAGTGAGAAATATGCTATCGGGAAAAATATTAGAAGCACAACGTGGAAATCAAAACTGCATGCTTGATCTTATCAGGACTTTTCAACAGCTACTGCACAAGTATGCATATAAACTTCATTACGAAGATGCTTTCAGCGATCTGGTAATTTCCCTTATCGAAGTTATTTACAAAATAAAAATCGAAGATTTCTCAGAAACAGGTGATGGTGCCCTTGTCAATTATATTACACAGAGCATCAATCATACTTATTTTAAATTATCAAAACGAGCAAACATACTCTCTTCTAAAGAGCAGCATGTCAGCGATCTAACAGAGTCACAGCAATTCTATATGGAAAATGCTCCTGCTCCAGAAGAAGAACACTTATCTAAGTTTAAGTTAATGCTTTCTGGATGCAACCTAACAAATGCCGAAAAAGAGGTCATCATTAAGTTTTTCTTCTGGGAAACTTCGGTCAGTCAGATTGCCAAAGAAATGAAAGTATCTCGCCAAAATGTCAATCAGATTAAAAATCGCGCTATAAAGAAGCTCCGAAAAATATACGGCTAAGTATAAATATGATATCAGTTTAACATAAATTATAGCGAAAATCAATACCCTTGGTATCTATTGATACCGAGGGTCTGTTTTTGCTTCTGAATATTTGATTATACTAAAAGTAAAAAGACATACCGGAGGTATTCTAAATGATGTCAAGTGGTATTGGTAATTTTCTCCGTCAATACAGGCAGAATAATAATTTGAGCCGCGAATCTTTTGCGGAAATGCTGGATATAAGTGTGGCCTTTCTAGCGGCAATAGAACTTGGTACTAAAAAACCTGCATATGATACTTTAATTAAAATTATCAATACTTTAAAAGTTTCTGCTGATGAGGCTTTAGGAACTGATAGTTATATTGGAAAAATAAATGATGCCACGGAACTCTCGGCAAAGTTGGATAAGCTAAATCCGCTCCATCGAGACTATGCGTCAGCAACATTAAAACTAATTGTAGAATATTTTTCAGATCTAGAATAGTCAAAACCAAAACCCGTTGTTTTTTAAATAGTGAAGTGTGTATAAAGAGGTGGAGTAGCAGGTGCATATAACAGACTTCATTTCAGACAAAATGAATTCTGATGATTCTAAGTTACTGGAAGAACTATATAGTTCGGAATATCAAAATCTGATTAACTATGCCGGATATATTTTATATAATTCAGATTATGTGGAAGATGTCGTGCAAGAAACCTTTGCTATTGCAGTTCAAAAGATAGCAGATTTGCAGAGCAGCAACAATCAGGTAGGATGGTTGTATCGTACTTTGCAAAATGTAGTTCGAAATAAAAATAGAGATTTACAAAAGCCAAATAAAATTATCAGTAAGATAACCCAGTCTATGTTTGATCAGATTTTTCCAACGACAGCAGAATTTGAATCTAACATACTATTTTATGAAAGCTATAAGCATCATCTAAGCGAAATAGATTGGACTTTGCTTTGTGAAAGATACTGTGATGGTTATCAGTATGAAGAATTGTCAAAACGACATAATCTATCTGTGTCTGCATGTAAAATGCGCATACTCAGGGCAAAAAGTGTACTGCGCAAAGAAATTCAAAAGGATTAGAAAAAATTGTGACGTATCCATTTATATCTTACATACCTTAATGAGAGGAGGACGCTCACTTTGCACGGTAGTGGAACCCCACAAGACAAAGACATAAACGATTTCACTCAAATAAGTAGCGCCGATCTGAGATCTATTCTCCGTGAAGACCTAAATAGTGCAGAGCCTGACAGATTATCAGTAGACGAAATAAAGATTATTGTTGGGCTATTAAAACAGAGGGAGGATGATGAGTTTAATTTCGAATCAAATGACACGATTATTCAGGATAGAATAACTGCGGAAGAATCCAAAAATGGAGCAAAACAGAAATCTGTTGTTACTCGGAAGCGCGTTTTTGTGCGAATCACCGCTGCAGTTATTTGTACACTTTTAATTAGAATTGTAACCGTATTTGCTTATGAGATAGATATAGTGTCTATTTTCAAATCATGGACACAAGAACTATTTCAGGTCAATTATTCAGGAGAAGTCGAATCAAGTACGTGCACCCAAAATGGATCTACCGATGAAATGGCACTCCAATCATGTGATTCTGCAAGTGAAGTGTTGTCTGTCCTTGGAGTTGCTCAGCCTCTCTTACCATCATGGATTCCAAGTGACTATTCTCTATTAGAGTTCCAAGTAAATGTTCATTCGGATCGCACAACGATATATGAATATTACCAATCCTCAGATCAAATTGGAGGATTTTCTATCCAAATCAATCTCTATGACCATTTGCCAGAGAATGAATCTAGTTGGTATCAAAAAGACAGTTCTCCTGTGGATGAATTTATTGTGGGAGGAGTTAGCCATTATATTATGTCTAACTTAGGTGATTATACTGCTGTCTGGACAGTTGAGAACTACGAATGCTCCATTAGCGGCAATATTAGCGTTGATACTCTCAAAAAAATGATTGAATCGATTTATAATCAGTAGTAAAACATGGGGGGTATTTATCGTGAAAAGATACTTTTTTGTATTCTTAATGACCCTGTTCACTTTTTCTCTCCTTATGCAAAATGCGGCTGCCGCTGAAATTGTAACCGCTCATGCAATCGAAGATTGTAATAACTATATTTCTGATGGCATCGTTCCTTATGCCAGTCTTTATCTTAAGGCACAAAAAGCATGGTGTAGTACATCTTCAGGCGGAAAGATTGAAATTCACTTTCAGGTAACTGCAAAATCAAGAATGAGTTCTGTTGGTGCAAAAGACATATATGTTTATGAGAAGAGAAATGGTGCATGGGTGGAAGTAAAACATTATTCTAGTAGTAGCACGACAGGTATGCTCAAATCAAACACTAGTTTCTGTGACAGTAGTGTAACATTTACCGGAACTATTGGTAAAGAATATAAAGCAATCGTAACTGCATACGCCGGGAATAGCTCATCTGAATCTGATTCTATTGATGTCGAAACATCCGCAGTAACGGCAAAGAGATAATGTATCTCTTGTAGTAAGTTATGCTACACAAAAGAGTAAGATAGCTCTAGAATCTAGTTAAAATAAGAGCGGCAATCTGATGTTGATTGCCGCTCTTACCGCTAAAAAATCCAAATTTACAACGAATACCTTTTGCATATCATAATACATATATATCTTAAGTTTGATCTATATACTTAACCATGCTAGTTCAGAAAAATTGGAGACAAATAGTGTAGTATGGAAGAAATTATCGTTATACGAACATCTGATCCACGCGGGGATATATTTCAATCTATCATAAATATATTAAACAATGAGAATATTAAGATATTTCACGCTGCTGAACCTGCTGATATGGTTTTGAGCTTAGGTGATATCACAATATTCCCAGAACGGCGGCAAGTATTTAAAGCGGAAAAAGAAATTCACTTAAACTATGGTGAATTTTCAATTCTCCACTGTATGGCGCAATCGCCTGGGCAAGTATTTAGCCGTGAACAGCTTTATCATGCCGCATGGTCTGAAGATTATGAGTTAGGCACCAATACAGTCGATAATACTATTTGGCGATTAAGAAACAAGCTTGAGAATGACCCTAAGCATCCTATATACATTAAAACTGTTTTTCGTGTAGGATATAAGATAGAATTGCCATTAAAATTGTAAAAAGTCATTCTATTTTAAGTGAATTTTACATTTTTTAATGAAACCCTGATGAATTTCCTATGATAGATTCTGATTGTGGTAGTTGACTTCTCCCTTGGAAAAGCTAGATAAGGCTAATGAGCAAATATAAAATCAGAATCTTATATATCCAATGTTTAAGGCGGCCTTATCTTTAGATAAGGGTCGCCTTTTTTAAATAGCGCAGATCAGACCGCCAATACCTCTTTAAACTTTAGCACTTACAATTAGAGATAATCACAAAGGCGGTAGCGTAAAACTGCCACATTAATGGAAGAAAGGGGATGATGCCAACCGCCTGTGTGCCGTCCGCATAACAGCGGACAAGGAGTAACAATGCTATGGATCAGAAAATCCACAGCATTGAGAAGTTGCTTTTTGTCCCACATCAACGACACACGGCTTTCAATGGACAACTTTCAATAGGCGTTGGTCAGCGTTTTTGTGCGCGAGAGTTTGCCCCAAGTGGGGACAAACCTCCGCCTTCCGGTGCTGCTGGCCTTGTTGGACTTCTCAATGCACATATCCAGGAAGCGGCTGATTTTGTATCCCAATACAAAGTCAGCCGCTTTCATTTAAGGCTCCCTGGACAAAGAATCAGGGGGCCGCCACCTCCGATTTGTTTTCTAAAAAATAAATCGGAGGTAAGAAAATTGTATAATTACCGCAAAAGCGACTATGCAATAAATAAAAACAGCCCTAACATCGTTTATCGCTTTCATAATGAAATCATAGAAATCACGCTGGAGGATTATTTGGAGGAGAACCCTGACAAAACGGAACATGACTTTGCAGAGCTGAAAGCCCAGTCTGATCAAATCTACTATGAGCAGGATCGGGCGGAGAGCGCCCAGACCCGAAAAGATGACTCTCTTACCGGCCTGGAAGAAAGTAAAGTCTGTGCCACTCGCCCTTTGGATGAGGAGTGGGAGGAAAAACTGACTGAATTTCGAAACCGCTTATGTGCACGGAAAGCGTTTGAACAACTCTTTGAGGCGGATGTACTTACAGAAATTCAAAAGCGGAGGTTCTGTCTGTATATTTTTAGGGGTCTGTCCACCCGGCAGATCGGCAGGCTGGAAGGGACAAGCCATCAGGCGGTTGCCAAATCCCTGAACCTTGCCATCGAAAAATTGAAAAAATTTTTTGCGGAGCAGGGTTGACACTCCCACGGTTTCAGGACGATGGGTGAAAGGAGTTCTTTCTGAACCTCCCCTTTCGCCTGTTCCTTGACAACCGCATACTCATTCATCGGTAACTTCCCCTTTGCCAGTGCGATGAGCAAAAGCCGATTCAGAAGCCGCGCCATGAGGTACGGCACGGATGAGCAGATCCCACCTACTTTCTTTCATTGGTCTTGCTGTCATCCTGCCTATATGAGCGAGAAACGGCGGTCTGTAAAAACCGGGCAGCTCCCGGCGCGGCCATGACCGGCAAAGGGTACAATGGTACTCCTGTCCAGCCACAGCCCTGCCTGACCGCAGGATCACGCAATGGGGACAGCTCGGAGAGATCCTCGGAGGGGTGAGATTCCCGTGGGCCGGTTCGCTGCTGGCCGCTGATGACTTCCCATGTGCGGGGTGTCGAGGACAAATAGCACAATGAAAGAAAACAGATTGGAAAATTTCGCCGGACGCGGGGCGGGCCTTTCGGGGCCTGCCCTGTTTCCGGCTTACTTATATTCAGGAGGTCATTCTTATGCGGCGAAAGGCGATCCGGCGCGGCGCTTTGTTCTATGCCGACCTGGACCCGGTGATTGGCTCAGAACAGGGCGGAACGCGCCCTATCCTCATTCTCCAAAATGATGTGGGAAACTATTTCAGCCCTACCGTGGTGGCGGCGGCCATCACCAGCCGAAGGGATAAGACCCACCTTCCTACCCATGTTTTGTTGGAGGATGTGCCGGGCCTTGCCCCTACCTCCCTGCTGCTGTTGGAGCAGATACGGACGGTTGACCGCCGGAGACTGCGGGGATATATCGGGCAGATCAGCAAGAAAAAAATGAAGGAGATCGACACAGCCCTGGCAATCAGCGTGGGTCTGCGTTCTCTGGCATAGGACAGGCGCCCTTCTGAATAGATTGGTAGAGGCAGAAAGGAGGAACCTGTTTGAAATCACTCACGCTTGCAGAGCTTGATACGCTCTCCGCCGTTGATATTAAGACGGTCGATCCAGAACAGCTTGTCGATATTCGGGATATATCCATCCACACAGAACTTCCAAGAGAGGAACGGGTGCTGGACTTCATCCGCCAGATCCGCAACCCCTACTGCTTCCGCCACGGAAAGATCGTCGTGAAAATCGGCTTTTCCGAGGCGGCCAAGGAAACCACAATGGAGGAACAATTTGAAAGCTATCTCCGTACCCTGTAAATCCCTGACACGAATGGAACCGAAAAAAACACCTGGACACTGACTGTGCCCTGCTGTATAATAGAAATCGGACAAAACTCGCACTCCAATCGTTGTTGGGACTGACAAACAAAACGATTGGAGGCATTGTTATGAAAAATTTGACCGCGCAGGCTGTTTATAACGCCGACATCTATCTCCGGCTGTCTGATGATGATGGAGATAAGCCGGAAAGCAACAGCATCAAGAATCAGCGGGAATTTATCACGGAATTTTTGAAATCAATGCCAGAAATCCGCATCCATGCCGAGAGGAAGGATGACGGGTTTAGTGGCGTTGATTTTTTTCGTCCTGGGATTCAGGAAGTCTTACAGGATGTGCGTTCCGGCGCAGTCAACTGCGTCGTGGTAAAAGACCTGTCCCGTTTGGGGCGCAACTATATTGAAACCGGAAAGGTCTTACAGGAGTTTGCAGACCACGGGGTACGGTTCATCGCCATTAACGACGGCTACGATACCGCCAACGCACAGGGGCAGGCCAGCACCATCCTGCTGCCTATCAAAAACCTGATGAACGATTCTTACAGCCGGGATATTTCGGTGAAAATCCGCAGCCATTTGGAGGTCAAGAAACGAAAGGGTCAGTTTGTAGGGGCGTTTGCCGCCTACGGCTATCTGAAATCACCGGACGACAAAAATCAGCTTGTGGTGGACGATTACGCCGCCGAGGTGGTGCGGGATATTTTCCGCTGGAAGCTGGAAGGAATGAGCCAGCAGGGGATCGCTGACCGGCTGAACGCCGATGGGGTCCTCTCTCCCTCAGAATACAAGCGTTCCCTGGGGATGAAATATATCTCCGGCTTCAAGAGCAACCCGCAGGCCAAGTGGTCGGCGGTAGCGGTTGGGCGCATCCTGAAGAACCCCCTCTATATCGGTGTGATGGTTCAGGGAAAGACCGGGCGGCCAAATTATAAAATCAAGAAGCTGATGGAGAAACCGGAGGACGAGTGGATCAGGGTCCCCGGCGCCCATGAGCCGATCATCAGCGAGGTGGATTTTCGTACCGTGAGCGGACTGCTGCGCCGGGATACCAGAATCGCCGTACAGAAAAAGACGGTCTATCCCTTTTCGGGACTTTTGTTCTGCGCCGACTGCAAGCAGAACATGATCCGCAAGACCGTTCCGGCAGGCGGGAAAAAATATTTTTACTACTCCTGTTCCACCAACCGGGCGGACAAAACCGCCTGCACCACCCATAATATCAGTGAGGCCCTGCTGATGGATGCGGTTCGTGACTGTATCCACGCTCACATGGAAACGGTGCTTAATATTGAGAAAACCCTGCAATTCATCGCCGCCCTCCCCGCAGAGGACATGGAGGCCAGAAAGATCGACCGGCAGCTTGAAAAGCTGAAAGCCGATTATGAACAGACCATGCGGTTCAAAATGTCCGCTTATGAGAAGTTCGTGGACCATCTGCTGAATGAAGATGAGTTCAAGCAGTATCAGCGGATTTACACGGAAAAGTGTGAGGCGATTGCGGCGGCCATCAGCAAGCGGCAGGAGGAATTGGACGCCATTGTGCGGGCGGGTTCCCCGCAGGGGGAATGGATCGCCCATTTCAAGTCCTTCCGTCATGTGGATGTGATGGAGCGCAAAATCCTGGTGAAAATCATCGACCGCATCTATGTCTATGAAGGGAACCGAATTGAGATCATTTTTAAGTACCAGAATGAGTACAGGGCGGCGGCAGCCTATATCGAACAGTATATGGAGCGTCAGGCGACGCAGGCAGCCTCCACGGTAAAGGAGGCGGTGTAAATGGCGCGTGTGAGCAGAAGAAAACAGATAGCAGCCGCACAGGGTGTTCCGGTTGATGAGCTGCCCAAGGCCGCCGTTCTGCGGATTTTCCGCACAGCCCTTTATGTGCGCCTCTCCATCATGGACACCCGTGACCGCAAGGATAGCGAGAGCCTGCAAACGCAGATCGACTATCTGTGCGGATATATCGCCAAGCACCCTGATTTGGAGCTGTACGACTGCTATCGTGACAACGGAGAAACCGGGACAAATTTTGAGCGCCCTGGATTCCAGCGGATGATGGAGGATGTGAAAGCAGGCCGGGTGGACTGCATCATCGTGAAAGACCTGTCCCGGTTTGGGCGCGACTTCCTGGAAACCGGAAACTTTCTGGAAAAGGTACTGCCCTTCATGGGAGTGCGGTTTATCTCCGTCAACGACAACTACGACAGTATCCGGGCGGACAGCGGAGAGGCCATGACCATCGCGCTGAAAAACCTGATGAACGACATTTACGCCAAGGACATTTCTCAAAAGGTGTATTCCGCGCTGGACACCAAGAAACGCAGCGGCGAGTTTATCGGCAATTTTGCCGCCTATGGCTATGTGAAATCCCCGGAGGACCGGCATAAGCTGGCCGTTGATCCAGACGCGGCGAAGGTGGTACGGCGCATTTTTCGGATGAAAAAGGATGGAATGAGTAACGCCGCGATTGCAAGAACGCTGACCGCCGAGCAGATCCCCAATCCAAACTATCACCGTTATTTACAGGGCATCATATTCGCCAAAAGGTTTTCCGAAAATGCTCCGTGGCAAACGCAGACAGTGAAGCATATTTTGGAGAATCCGGTGTATCTGGGGCACATGGCTCAGGGCAAAAAAATCACAAAGCTGCACGCTGGGCAGAAGCAGAAAACCATGCCCTCATCAGAGTGGATCATTGTGCCCAACACCCATGAGGCGATCATTGAGCAGGAGCTGTTTGACGCGGTTCAAGCCATTTTGAAAGCCAAGCACGAGGAATACCACAGCCGTCTGGGGAAATACGCCCATTTTGACATCGAAAACATTTTTGAGGGGCTTGTGGCATGCGCGTGCTGCCAGCACAATATGACACGCTATAAGAGCGTTTACAACAAAGGCAGAACAGTGGCGTACCACTTTATCTGCCCCCGCCACGCTATGCTTCTGGATGCCGGATGCCCCAATGCGGGCGGCCTGCGGGAAAGCGATTTGGAAGCGGCCGTGTATGAGGTCCTTCGATTGCAGATGGCGATGCTCACGGATGCGGAGGCGGTCATCCAAAGGGTCAGCCGGTCCTCGGCGGCCAGAAGCCGCAGGACGGCTCTTGACAATGAGATCGTATCGGTGCAGGGACGATTGAAGAAGCTGGCCACACTCCGTCAGACGCTCTTTGAAAGCTATGTGGACGGTATTGTAACGCAGGCGGATTATCTGTTCGGGAAAAGCCGGTATGAGGATGAAGCCCGCCAGCTTGAGGGACGCCTTCGGGATTTGCAGGCTGAAAAGGACGCCTTGCCGGAGGCAAGCCCCAAACAAAATAAATGGTTTTCCGCTTTTGCCAAGTTCCGGGATGAAAAAGAGCCGACCCGTGAGATGCTACTGGCGCTGGTGGAGAAGATCTATGTGAATGAGGACAAGCAGGTACATATCGTGTTGAACTATCAGGACGAGATGAAGAAGTTGTTTCAGGAGGAGGTGTAGCACGATGCCGGAGGTCTTACAGCAGATGTTGAACTATGTGATCGCCATTTACATCCGGCTCTCCGCCGAGGACGGCGACCTGTCCGATGAAAAAAACGAAAGCAACAGCGTTGTCAATCAGCGTGCCTACATCCGCCGTTTCATTGAGCTGCGGCCTGAATTTGCCGGGGCGCAGATTCTCGAATTTTGTGACGACGGTTATTCTGGGACGAACATGGAGCGGCCAGCCGTCCGGCGGCTTCTCGAACAGGTACGCCAGAGGAAGATCAACTGCATCATCGTCAAGGATATGTCTCGGTTTGGCCGCGACTATATCGTGGTTGGAGACTATCTGGAACAGATTTTCCCTTTCCTGGACGTGCGATTTATCGCCATCAATGATTCCTACGACAGCAAGGATCACAAGTACGGTTCTGCGGGCTTGATTGATGTGTCCTTCCGAAATGTGATCTACGACCTTTACAGCAAGGACTTGTCGGAAAAAGTGAGATCGACCAAAAAGCAGCTTGCCGAAAAAGGCTACTGTGTTGCCCCCTATGCGTTCTTTGGCTATCAGAAAGCGCCTGGGAATAAGCACACTCTTTTGGTGGACGAGGATGCCGCCGCCGTGGTCCGGCGTGTGTTTGACCTCTTTACCAGCGGCCTGTCTACTACGGAAATTGCCAGAAAGTTTAATACAGAAGGGGTACTGACCCCGCTGCAAAGAAAACGGCTCCAAAAAGTAAACCGGAGGTGGAACTGTGTAGACCAGAGCAAAAACTACTGGACTTCTGCTATGGTTCGCAAGATACTGGATGATGAGCGGTACACCGGCAAAGCGATCTATGGCAAGACCACCCGGAAAAAGGTAGGCTCCAGCCGGGTCAAGGCTGTCACAGAAGATCAGTGGACGGTTGTGGATGGAGCGTTCCCGGCAATCATAACGCAGGAGATTTTCAATACGGCCAAGAGCCTGAACCGCAACTCCCATCCCGGCTCTGCCGGGGAAAGCACACGGGTTTTCTATCGGAAGATCCGGTGCGGCCACTGTGGGCTTGCGATGGAGCGGCTGCAATCTGCCCACCCCTGCTATGTGTGCCGGACCGACAGGTATAAGCCGGATATAGGCTGCCCACAGGACAGGATAGATGAAAAGGAGTTGGAACAGACGGTTTTGGCAGCTATCCGCATGATGGCCCAGCTTGTCCGAGGGGCGGTTCAGGCGAAGCAGCGCCAGTCCGCAAAAGATACCCGTTACAACCAACGCCTTGACCGGCAGATCAAAGCACACCAGAACTCAATCCAAATGCGCCAGCAGGAAAAGATGGCGGCTTTTGAGGATATGGTGTCCGGCAAAGTCAGCGCGGAGGACTACCAGCATAAGCGAGGACAGTGCGAAAAACATATCCAGCGGCTTGAAACCAAAATCAAAGAGCTGGGGGATGCCAAACGGCGGGCAAAGGAAGAAGAACTCTCCACCTACAACATCATTCCCTATACCAATGTCAGGACATTGACACGGGAGCTGGTGGATTTGCTGATCCAAAACATCTACATTTACAGTTCTACTTCTATCGAGATCGTTTGGAAATGCGGGGACGAATATCAACGGCTACTTGCCGATACCACAAAAAAGGAGGCTGCGGAGCGTGAACAGGGATAAGAAACGATATTGGCTCTATGGGCGCGTTGCCTCACCTGATACATGGGCTTTGGAAAATCAGATGAACTATCTTCGCAGCTTTGCAGAAAAGCATCAGCTCAATGTTGTGGGAGAATCCCAGGACGAGGCCAGCGGCCTGACCTTTGACCGGCCTGGGCTGAATGATTTTCTTGAAGCTGTTCGGCAAGGACGGGCCGACGCTCTGTTGATAAAAGACTTTGCCCGTCTGGGCAGGGATAGTGGTTGGGTGATGGAACTGATTGCTGATTTGAACTCCGCTGGTATTGGCGTGTTCTCCGTCACAGATTTAATGTGCCGTGGATTATGATTCCTGATTTGACACAGACCGATAAAAAGTGATGAAAAATTCTTTAATTTCTTTGGTTTTCTCTTGACATCAGGAGACGA